ACATCTATATTGAGCTTATCTGATAAACAGATTAAAGAAATATCAGCTTTTTATGATAATGAATGGTATAATAAATTTTTTACAAGTTATCATATTAATGCACAAAGATATATTATGAAAAATAATAATGCTAAGAAAAAATTATTAGAAAATAAAATGGGTAAAGATTGGGTTAAAAAATTATTAGATGAACCAGTTGTAAAAAAAGTGTCTTATTCATTTGCTGGTGCTCTATATAGTGATTTATTAATGAAAAATAAAATTGGAACAAATGCTAAAAAAATAGAAATGAACTATACTACTTATGAAACAGAATACAGCAGTAAACTTTTAGAAGAAATCGCTTTAGAGAAAGAAAAGTTATTAAAACTTAGTCAATTAGGCGGTGATGATGACGATGATGATCAGGATGATAATGATATTGAAATTACTGATTTATCTGAAGATGTAAATACAGAGGATATAAATCAACAAACTAAACCTAATGAAGATGAAGAAGAAGAAAAACCAATTACTGAAGAACAATTAGATGAAGCTGTAGAAGAAGATTTTGATTTAGATGAATTAACAAAATTATATACATCTGCAGATGTTGAATCAGATAAATTAATAAAAGAAACCTCAAAATTAATTAGTGAAGCTGTAAATGATAAAAAATGGGATAAAACAATTGATACTTTAAGTTCTGATTACGATGATGTATTAGATAGTTTAACATTTAATTCAAAAATAGAAGATATTTATAAAAAGTATTATATTACAAACCAATATATTTTTATGGATGATACAATAAAAACAATGAGAAATAAAATAGCTGTATCAATTCCAGGAAACCCTAAATTTGGTAAAAAAATAAAATTATTACCTGAAACACAATATTTTTGGTCAGAATATTCATTTGAAGGAAAAATAGATCAAGTTATGTTAGGTCAAAAATGGATTCGTAGAAATGAACTTTTACAAATAGACATTAAACCAAATGATAATTTAAAAATTTATGAAAAGTTAAGAGGTAATTTAGCATATTTAAAAGATTCATTTGGTTATAAAATTAAACGCGAAGATGACGAAACAAACGTTATTGATTATTATGATAAATTTATGACAAATAATGAAATATTTATGTTAGATGTTTATGATGAATTAGGAATAAATTATGCAGCTAGTTCAGAAGATAAAAGGAATTTATATGATGTTTATATTAATATATATTTTCCTCATATTACCTATGAAAGATTAGAACAAATTTTAGATTTACTAAAAGGAAAAGATACAAAAGAATTAGATTATATAGAAAATGTTTTTGGTACAATTAAAAATGATACTAAATTAGAAACAGAAATTTATGAAAATGTTGAAAAAGCTAAATTAAATCTTGGTAAATATAATGATTTGTTTTTTCCAAACCATATCATTCAATCAATTATTCATGTTAATATTAATGACCCAAAAAATATAACAGGAACTGTATCCGAAAATAAATTCAATTTATATAGAATCTTTGATAATTTTGCTGTAAATGATAATTATCCTTTCATACAATATCAAACACCTGATACCAATATAACTTATAAATTTTATACTAAAGCTGAAAAAATAGATAGTAAAGAAATATTATCTAAATGGTTTGAAAATGCTCCTTATGGTATATCAGTTAAAGTAAAACAACCAGACAATAAATATATTTCTATAAATATTCATGAAACTGGTCGTATTGAATATAAAATAACATTTAAAGAAGATGATGCTGCAGTAATTGAAAATATTTATAACACATATGATATAGTTAGAGACTTATTAAAAAAAATTAATAGTGAAAATAAAAAAATTAAATTTATATTACCACCAAATGATAGATTCAAATTTGCATTTATTAATACAATTCAAAAATTTAGTATTCCCGAAAAATTTAGAATTAATCATGATGATTTATCTGAATTTGCTAGATTCTTTTTCCCTTATGTTTCATTAGTTATTGAACCAAAAAAGAGAGAATCTAAAAAAGTTTCTCAAGCAGATGTTGAAACTTCTAAATATGGTACATATTTAAGATATAAAAGAATTTCTAAATATGAAAATAGAACTAAAATGCATTTAAGAATATTATATTTTTTAAGAAATTATGAATTATCCGATAGAGAATTAATAGATGAAGTAGCTAAACAATTTAATATAACCCAAGACGTTTCTGCAAAAGAATTAGATTATGTGAGAGAGAAATATATTAAAGCAATTAAAAAATCTAAAAAATTATTAAAACATTTGAAATCATTACCTAGATCTAAACCACCTGGAATTGATATAAGCATTCAAGGTAGAGATAGAGATAGATATAAAATTAGAATAACAGGAGCTCGTGATAAAAATCAATTAGACGAAATTATTGATTTTATGAAAGTTTTAATTTATATGTATGTTGAAACATATTTATATAAGAATAAAGAATTTCAAAAATTAAAAGATATTCTTAAAACTTTAAGTAAAATTGCCAAGAGAAGAAATAAAGTTATCGAAATAGTTGATTATGATACTACTATTAAAAACGTTAAAATTGTAACTTCATTAGATAAAAAAAGATTAGGTTATAAACCCGAAGAAGGACAAAATCAATGGACACGTAATTGTCAAAATAGTGGTGATGACAAGAAAAGACGTCCAGATGGTATTCCTTCAGACCAAATAGAAAATTTAGTAAAGAAAGGTTATAAATTAAATGACAAAAATGGATTTTATGAAAGAGTAGTTGAAGTTAAAACAAAAGGAGTTGTTAAAAAAATTACATTGAGAGCTATTAAATTATCTGGTGAAAATGGTAAATATAATTATTATGCTTGTAATCCAGATGAGAATCAAGACCATATGTATGTTGGTTTTTTAACAAAAAGTAATAATCCTTCTGATTCATGTATGCCTTGTTGTTTTAAGAAGGATCAATTAACATCTGGTAATAAATTTAAAATGAATTATTATAAAAAATGTATTGGTGAAAAAGCACAAGCAGCTGAAGAGAAAGTCTCAATACCAACATTAGGTGATAAGGTATACATTCTTCAAGAAACAAATAAAGTTCAAGACGGTAGATTCATTTATCTACCAAAATGGTTAGATATTTTCTTTAATCAAATTTGGAAACATGACCAAAAAATTAGAAATCACTATTTATTAGAATCTAAAACAGGTTACTTTTTTAAATATACTGTCAAAAATGATAAATATAATTTTTTAGCAGCTATTGCAGATATTTATGATAAAACCATTCCTGATTTAATAACATCTATGATTACATTTTTAAAGAATGATAAAACTAATAAATTTTTTACTTATTTAAATAATGGTGATATTAGCGAATCATTTAATACCATAGATAATTACATTGATTATTTACAAACATCAAATTATTTAGAATATGATATTACAGGCGAACTTTTATCAATTCCAGGTGTAATTTCCAAGAAGGGATTATATTTTTATATAATTGACAAACAAACTATAATTATTAAGAAAGCTCTTGAAAAAGATATGACTAAAGAAAAATATTATTTAATTTGTTTAAATTTAGAAAATGATTTTATGAAAGAAGAAGATAGAGATATTATCATTTTAATTAAAGATGGTAAATATTATTTTCCTATTTATAGAGTTCAAAAAGATGAAACAAAAGATAAAAAAATTAAATTACAAAAGTTTTACTCTAAAAATGATGCTACTGAAAAAATTATGACTGAATTAGCTAGCTACTATAAGAAGAGTTGTCAAAATAAATTATTAAATCAAATATCTATATCTAATGAAATCTGCTGTAAAAACATTATTTTAGATTTAGAAAAGAATAATATCAAAATTAAAAAACAATTTATTGATAATAGAAATAAATGCAAATTTATTGAACTTGATGGTAACGTCATATTACCAGTAAAACATTCTGGTATTAGTTACAAATATAATTTTGGTTTAATTAATGAAATAAATAATAATAAATTATATAATTTAAAAGATACAATAAAAAATATGGAAACAATAAATAAAAAATTAAATAAGAATTATTTAGGTAAATCTGTATTTTATGATTCAATGAAAAATGATAATTTTAAAATTGTATCTTTATTATTGCATAATGAAATTGTTGTACCAATAAAACATGATAGTATGAGTGAAAAAGAAATTAAGAAAAATGGGTTATCTATTCGTTTTCAACCTTTAGAGGAAGATATTGATAATGAAATTAGAGATAATAAAGTAATTGTTGATAATAGAAGTTATACTGTTAAAGATAGAATTTTTAAATCTGAAGGATATAATATTTATAGATTAGAATTAAGTTATTTTCTTGAAAAGAATGAAGATATTAAAGATAAAATTATAAATATAGTTAGAAATAAAACAATATCATCAAAAGAAAAGAAATATGAATTAAGAAAGATACTATTTACAATTATTGATAAAAAAATAATTAGTAAATACGGATTATCAGGAGGAGGAAAAAAATTAAGCATGTCTCATATTATTAAAGATTTACCTAAATTAGACGATTATTTAATTTATAACGTTAGAGATTATTGTGAAATTAATAATAATAAAGATAAATGTAATACAAATACTCATTGTTTATGGAAAGAAGATTCTTGTAAAATGCAATTAACAGAAAATATGGCTGTTGATTATGTAAATAAAGTTATTGAAGAAATGATATTAGATAGTATTAAATTTAAAGAAATTATTCAAGACCCTCCATATTATGTATCTGATATAGTTGATTATACTCAATATTCTTATAGACCCAATCAAAAAATTATTAAGTCATCAAATTTTACAATTAATAAAATTATGAGCGAGTTATTTGGCAAAGATAAAGTACCATCAATTGGTAGAAAACAGATGGTAACTAAAGATGAACAATTTGTTGAAGAAGATTATCCAGAATTAATAGAATTAGGTAAAAAACTAATTCAACCAATTATATCTAATAATGATAGTATAATTAGAGCATTTATAAATTGTTTATATTGGATAAATAATCCTTTATATGATGATGTTTCAAGAAATTTAGGATATCTATCTGAATTACAAACATCATTAACATATTTATTCAAAGCAAATATCATTGATTATATTCAAACTAATAGAAATAATCCAGCCGTTAATAAATATTTATCAAATTATTTTAAAAATGAAGAAAATTTCTTTGAATCAGCAATTAATAAATTTAGAAAATCTTCATTTAATACAGATGGTAAAATTGAATTATATGTTATCAGTTATTTAATTGATACTCCTATTGTAATTTATGATAACTTTTATACAGTTAGATATATATTTTTACAAGGAGAAATTAAAGTAACAGAAGAAACAATTAAAAATTATGTACAAGAAGCTAAATTAAATAAGACTATATTTATTAAATTTGATTATGATGGGTCTAATAAAATTCCTAAAAATATTTATTCTATTTATTATAAATAATTTATATATAAATATATGAACAACAATATTTTTCAAGAATTAATTAAAAAACAAAGAAAAAATTTAATACCAGATAAAAAGTTATCGTTATCTGATTTGAAAAGAATTGCATCATATTTAAATTCTTCTATATGTACTGAACAATGTAGTTTTTGGAACGGTTATGTTACTACAAACAAACTTTTATTTGTTAATTTTTTTTTTAATGGTAAAAAACATGCATTACATAGAATATTATATTATAATTTTATTGATGAATTAAATGAAAATGAATATTTAAAATTTAATTGTGAAAATAAGGGTAAATGTTGTTCTCTTCAACATTTTTCCAAAGTTAAAGAAAAAGATAAATCTATAGAACCTATAGAACCGATTCTTCCTGAAGAAAATTTAGAAATAAATAATTCTAAAAAAGAATCTAAGAATAAAAAACCTATTACAGTAGAATTTTAAAGTATGATTTTAAATAAAAATAATCTATTTTTATTTAATGATTAAAACAGATTTAAAAAATCTATCTTTAGCAAATGGTGGTTTTCCTCCAATTAAATATTGTGTGAATAATGATGTTGAAAAACAAGAAAAAACAAGTAGAAAAGAAAGATTATTTGCTCCTAAAATGAATAATATAAATATTCGTCAAATTTTAAAAGATACTAAATCAAAACCAATTTTTGATATTGAATCTGATAAGAAAAAACAATTTGATTTAGATATTGTTAACGAATAGATTATTAAAGTCCAGTCATTTATTATTAAAGTCCAGTCATTTATTATTAAAGTCCAGTCATTATATCCTTCATAATTCCTAAAATTTGAGGATCTTGAATTGCTTCTAATGGATTCTTGTGATAATTAGTCATTTTCTTTTGAAAATCATTATTATCCATCAAATCTAATAAATTTTTATTATTCATCATTTTATTAAATATATTACCCATTACTCCATCTAGTGGAATCATTTTTTCTAATTCAGAAATTGCTTCTAAAGGAATTGTTTTTTTTCTATTTTCTTTATCTTTTTCAGCTTCTTCTATTTTTTTGAGAAAGGTTAAATTTTTTAATTTATTCATTATTTCATTTAATTCACCATCTTCTTCTTCATCTTCTATTAATTTTTTATATTCTTGATTATCAGGATTCAATTCTAATGCTTTCTTAAAAGCTATTTTTGCTTCGTCTTTTTTATCTTTTGCTAATAAACAACTTCCTAATCTACTCCATGCTTTTGCATAATTGGAATTTAACTTAATTGATTCTTTTGCATCTTCTAAAGCTTCGTCATATTTTTGAACTTGTAAATAAGCTAAACATCTATTTAACAAAATCAAATTTTTATTTTCAGTATTCATATTTATTATAAGAGAATATTTCATTATTGAAATTTCAAAGTGATTATTTTTAAGGCTTTCATCAGCAGACAATTTAAGAGAATCATAATTATCCATTAATAAATAATAATAATAATCCCTTAAGTAAATTAATTAAAAAAATGATTAAAACAAATTTTATCTTATAATTTTATATAATGAATATTTTTTCAATTTTGTTTACATTAGTTAGTGGCTTTGCGTTAACAATCGCTGCTCCAGATTTTTATAAAGTTTTGGAATTTAATTCGCGTAATTTAATTACAATTAGAGGTCCTATTCAAGGTTCTTCTTCAACCAATTGGATTACATTAATGAATGACCGTGATCTTGATGTAGATACTATATATATTTATTTATCTTCACCTGGTGGTTCCGTATTAGAAGGTAATAAATTAATAGATCAAATTAAAACATTACAATTAAGTGGTGCTAATGTCATATGTATTGCTGATTTTGCTGCATCAATGGCATTTGTTATCTTACAAAGTTGTCCTCAAAGATTAGCTCTCCCATCATCTATTTTAATGCAACATCAAATGAGTCTTGGATTAAAGGGACCTTTAGAAAATGTAGATAATTATCTATCATTTATTCATTCAGTAGATAATAATTTAGAAAAAATGCAAGCAGACCGTATGAATATGACTGAACCTGATTTTAGAAGAAAAGTATTAAATGATTGGTGGATTCCAGGTCATATGGCCAAAGAATATAATGCTGTTGATGATTTAGTAATGGTAAAATGTTCAAAAGAATTAATGCCTAAAAAAGATAAAATAAATGTAAGAACATCGTTTGGTAATATAGAAATTATATATTCTAAATGCCCTATTGCAAGAGAACCAATTGATATTAAAATGCAAAATTCATTAGATTTAAATTGGGAATTAGTTGAAACTGAAATTAAAGATTATGTTCCATCTTTATATTTAAAACATACTTTTAATAAGAAAACTAATATGGAATATTTTTAAAAAAAATTGATATTTTTAACCCCTATATATATCATTAATATGTTATGTCTTGTAACCAATCTATTAATGATATTGAGTCTTTGGCTCAAAATACAACTAAGAATATTGTAACTATTAGCAATAATAATTATGATGTTCGTCATTGCGCTCACATTACTCCTAATGAAGATAGTATGAAGCTTTTTGTTTCAGACCTTATTGATATGACAAAGGCCTCTACAAAACTAACTAGAGATACTATTGATAAATTTAGTAACAAGTTGAAGCATAAATATCGAATTTCTCCTTCAAAGCCAAACATTCGTCATATTTATGAAACTTTCTTTTCTACTATTCAAATTGATCACCTTTTGAAGTTGTGGATGATTAAAAAATCGATGCGGAGTACTTCTGGAGTATTGGTGGCTACTATTGTACTATCTCCTCACAAGTTCAGTTGTAAGTATGATTGTTTCTACTGTCCTCAAGAGACAGATCGTAATGGTGTTCAAACTCAACCGCGTTCTTATTTGTCCACAGAGCCTGCAATGTTGCGTGCACTTAATACTCGTACTGATAAGAATAGTTATGATTTTGATGTTAAGAGTCAGTTTCAGAATCGTATTGAGGCCTATATTCACATGGGTAATATTAACAAGAATGATGAGAACAGTCATAAGATGGAAATTATTCTTTCTGGTGGTACTTGGGAAAGTTATCCAAAGGAGTATCGTGAGCAAGTAATTCTTGAATTATATTATGGTGCAAACACAATGTTTAATTCTAACCCTCGTTCTATGAAGACCCTTGAGGAAGAGATTACCGAAAACGAGACTACCAAATATCGTATCATTGGTTTGACTCTAGAGACGCGCCCCGACAACATTACCCATGAGAGCATTCAAGATTATTGTCGTTGGGGTGCTACTCGCATCCAAATTGGTGTTCAACATTATGATGATGAAATTCTCAAGAAGGTAAATCGTAAGTGTTATACTAAGGATACCATACGCGCAATTCGTCTTCTAAAACAAGCAGGTTTTAAGGTTGTCATCCACATGATGCCTGACTTGCCTGGTAGTTCTCCTGAGAAGGACAAATGGATGTTTGAACAGGCTCTTACTAATCCAGACCTTCAGTTTGATGATGTAAAGATTTATCCTACTGCTGTTTGCAAGTCCCCTGATGAAGACCGTATTGTCTACAGCAAGATTGCTGAATGGTATGAGCAAGGAAAGTATAAGCCTTATGCTGAAACAAATCTGAATGACTTGATTGATGTGCTAATGTACTACAAGACAAATGTTTCTCCTTGGGTTCGCATTCAACGTCTTATTCGAGATATTCCTGAAAAGTCTATTGAGAGTGGGTATAATAAGGTATCCAATCTTCGTCAAGTCCTCCATGAAAAGTTGAAAAAGGAAGGCAAAAAGTGTAATTGCATTTATTGTATGGAAATTGGTGATAAGGAGTTGGATAATTTGACTCCTATTTTGGTAGTCCGTGAATATAATGCATCAGAAGGTATTGAGTATCATCTATCTGTCGAGACACATGATTTTACCTATTATTCCAAGTTTATGTACTACATGTCTATTATTTATAGTTATATCATCTGGTTTTTCACTGGCGAGTGGAAATATTGGTCTGGTAATCTGAATACTTATACTGGTTTGTATGGTTTCCTCCGCCTTCGCTTTGACCCTAACCCAGGTGGTGATTTTATCACCGAGATTAATAATTGTTCTCTAATCCGCGAAGTTCATGTATATGGTTCTTCATTGGGTGTTGGTACAGAGGCAGTTGGTAGTCAGCATCGTGGTTTTGGTAAGCTACTTGTAAAGACAGCAGAAGATATTTCATCAATGAATGGGTGGAAAAAGACTGCTGTCATTGCTGGTGTTGGTACACGTGAATATTATAAGAATAAGTGTGGATACCATTTGGGTACCAATTATATGCTAAAAGAGTTGAATCCTTATAATTATCAGAATTATTATCGTTTAATAATTCTGATTAATATTATAGTAGTAGTTGCTGCTATTTATTTTATGTATTAAATTTAAGAAAAATTGTAAAAAATAAACTTATGTTAAATTAATATATAGTATGCCAAATATTTTAATTCAATATATGATTAATAAAGCTGCTAGCCTTACAGACCTAGACAATCAGGTCAACCAACTTATAAATGAAACTTTTGAGTTGTACGATTCATACCATTACGTTGTAGACCCTGAGACAAGTAATAATATCTATTATCAGGTAATGGTTATCGAGTCTAATCCAATTATTTTTAAAAGAAAGCTTTACCAAGTTTTAACGTTTACTGCAAATACTTCTACAGAACTTGAGCAGCTAGTGAACGACCATCTTAATAACCGAAGTGCAGTTTGTATTGGAAGTACTTTCATTGCAAATGGCAAGTGGGTTCAGTCTGTGAGGAACACTGAGCCTTAACTAAAATTTAAGTTTTTATTTATTTCATATCCTTCATTAATTCATCTATTTCTTTATTATAATCTTCCTTAGCATGTTCGTTAGTATTATTTTCCTTTTTATTAAACATTTTTTCCATATCTTGTGATACCTTATTCATATCTAGACCTAATTTCTTTTCCATAAAATTATCTACTTTTGCTTTTAATGCATCTGCTTCTTCTTGTGTTTTGATTTTTCCTATACCATTCATCATTCCAAATAATTCAGCTAAATTAGGTTGAGCA